TGCAAACCTAGAAAACTGGAATGCGCCTGAATATACCGATATTTTTGACCAAGCAGAAGTTAACTTTGATGAAAAATCAGAGCTTGCACAAACCATTGCACACGCGTTAGGTCGCCGTGAAGATCAGGTGATCATCGATGCTATTGCAGCTGGCACTTACAGTGCGACACCTGGCACTAATGCTGACGCTGGTTTTCAGGTAACTGTTGCTGGCGCATTAACTGTACAGCAATTGCGTGAAGCTGCTTTGCGCGGCTTAACTAAACGCTCAGTTCCTGCTTCCGACCGCACCATTATCATTACTGCTGATGGTGTTAACCAGTTACTTGCTACAACCCCTGTAACAAGCGCCGATTTTAACACTGTTAAAACTTTAGTGAATGGCGATATCGATACATTCTTAGGTCTTAACTTTAAGATCATTTCAGAGCGTGACGAAGGCGGGTTGCCTGGTGCTGGCACTGCAACGTGTCAAGCATTTGCTTATCACAAGTCAGCTGTTGGTTATGCTGTCGGTATCGACATGAAAACCACTGTTGATTGGATAGCTCAAAAAACATCATGGTTATGTAATGGTATGCTTAAATCAGGTGCTGTTATTCGCGAAAACGCTGGTATCACTCGTATTACTTACGACGATACTGCAACACCAGCACAATCATAAGGAGAATTATCATGGCTTTTAGTGGTGATTTTTTTATTACCGATTCGCAAGGCAATACAAACGCCCCACGCATTCATCGTTACCGCGAAGAGGAAGAGTTAGCTAACATTAAAGGTGCTAACTATTTCAACAATGCGGTTAATGGTGCTAGTGGTGGCGGCTACGGATTACGAAATGGTGACGTTATTCTAGTTGATGCTAGCGACGGCACATCATTTTTAAAAATGGCTGTAGATGCTAGCGACAACGCAACAGTAGAATCAGCGAACGATTTCGCTTAATTAATAAGCCCCTTAATTGGGGCTTTACCCTTTTAGAGGTTTGTCATGCCTAGTGATATAGATATTGCATCAAATGCACTTTTACTTGTCGGTGACAATCCGATTAATTCATTTACAGAACCAGGTGCAGGCGCTCAAGTAGCGGCTAACATTTATCCTGAGACTAAGAAAAAATTACTTTCAACTCATCCGTGGTCTTTTGCATTAAAGCAACAAAGGCTTAACCGGCTTTCTCAAACTCCTGATGATTTGACCAATTACCGATATGCTTTCCAACTGCCAACTGATTTAATTAGGTTGTGGAATGTTCAGTGTCACGGTAATTACATTCTTATTGGTGACCTACTTTATTCCAACGACATTAAACTACTTGCTACCTATGTTTATGATGTTGACGAAGTAGCGTTGCCGCCACATTTTGTCAAGGCTCTTGAATACTCTTTAGCCTCAGATTTTGCTATAGCGGTGACTGAAGATAATACAAGGGCGGCATTGTATGAACAAAAAGCAAACACACTAGCATCCGAAGCTATGGCTATCGATTCACAAAGCAGGCCGCAAGTGGGTATCGTTGATTCACCCATTATTGATGTTCGTTTTGGTGGCGCTAGTAGGGGTTTTTATCAATGACCATATGGCAATTTCAGAGCAACATGAATAGAGGGGAGTTAGACCCTTTACTTGTTGCTAGGATTGATATTCAGGCTTATTACAATGGGCTGTCCGAAGCCACTAATATATTAACAATACCTCAAGGTGGCGCTAAAAAGCGCCCTGGGCAATTGTTTTTAGGTGAAGCTTTTGGGGATGGTAGAATTGAGAACTTTTCGTTTAACACCGAGCAAAACTATCTTTTAGTTTTTACTGATCTAAGAGTTCAGATTTATAAAGATGGCGTTTTACAAACAAATATAAATGGTTCTGGCAATGATTGGCTAGACACTCCTTGGTCGCTAGCGCAAGTTAAAGATTTTGATTTTATTCAATCTGCCGACACAGCTGTAATTGTTCAGGAAGGGATTGCGCCACAACTATTAACAAGGTCTAGTGATACCGATTGGGCTGTTGGCTCTGTACCTCTAACCAATATTCCTCAATTTGATTTTAATGACGCCTCAAGTCCTGTGCCTACTAACGAAATACAGGATATTGCATTTACTGATGTTTCAGAAGGGGATAGATACAAGGTTGCGTTAAACGGATTTTTAAGTGAAGAAATAGTGTTTGGTGGTGATGCTTCAACAAACGAAGAGGCTATTAGAGATGCCATTCAGAATTTACCCAATACTGGCAATACGGGCGTTAGCGCTGTCGATCAAACAGGTGATGTTTATCGAGTCACCTTGTCTGGTCAGTCAGCTAACAACTGGGAGTTGATAACGGTAACGGCAGTATTAACAAAACAAACAACATTTGCAGGAGCAACAACAAGAATTCAAGCTGGCACAAGCTCAAAAGAGGACGTATGGAGCAATACGCGGGGATGGCCTAGAACATGTACATTCCATGAAGGGCGCTTGTATTTTGGCGGTTCAACATCAAGACCAGCGACACTATGGGGTTCGAATGTAAATGATTTCTTCAACTTTGATGCAGGCCGTGGTCGTGATGATGAGTCGATTGATGTAACGCTTGATACTGACCAAGTTAACGCAATCAGAGCTATTTTTTCTAACCGATCATTACAAATATTTACGTCAGGCGCTGAATTCTATATCAGAGTTTCGCCGGTAACGCCTGAGAATGTCGCGGTAGTCCCTCAAACTAATCTAGGTTCTCGAAAGTTAAGACCCGTTAGCATTGACGGCGTAACACTATTCGCACAAAGAACGGGCAAAGTCATAAATCAATTTGTATTTGTTAACGAATTCCAGTCAAACCAGTCAGCTTCTATATCTTCTTTAGCGCCTCACTTGATTAAAAACCCTATAGAGATGGTCGCAAGTAGAGGCACTCAAGAAACGGATGCTAATTACGTTTACATTTTAAATGACGATGGGACACTTACTGTTTTCAACACTTTGGCGGCTGAAGGAATTCAGGCATTTACCAACTGGGAAAGCGCCAACATAAAATCAGTATCAGTTGTTTCTGACGAATTATATTTACTTGTTGAGCGGGAAATAAACGGTTCAACAGTTTATTACGTGGAAATCGAAGATAATTCGGTATTTACTGATTCTTGTAAAGTTCAAAATTTACTTAGCGATACAATAACAGGCATAGAGCATTTAGAAGGTGAGACTTTAGATGTTCGTGCGGATGGCGCTTATCAAGGTCAGTTTGTTGTTTCTGGTGGCGAGATAACAATTAACAGAGAAGCTAACTCGATTGAAGCTGGCTTACCTTATAGGCCAACAATAAGAACAATGCCTATTAATATCGGTTTGCAGAATGGCCCTAACGCAGCAAGCAAAAAACGCATCATGCGAGCAGCGATACAGCTATTTGAGTCTAATGGTGTTATAGTTAACGGACAAAGATTAGCCGACAAAGCAATAGGTCAAAATCAGTTTGACGCACCTGAGCCACAAACAGGCGTAAAAAGAATTACGTTACTTGGCTGGTCGTTAGAAGCTTACATAGAGATAACACAAGATACACCTATGCCAATGACTATTCTAAGTATAGGTAGCGAGGTTAGAGAATAATGGGTATTGTCGCAGACGTTGCAAGCTTTGGAATGCAAAGAGCGCAAGGAGAAATAGCGCGAGGTGAAGCAGAAGTACAAGCAAAAGCTGAAGAAGCTGCTGGAGTTGCTAGAGAGGCTGATAGAAAGGCTGCTTTAGCCGAGGCTTTAGCTAATCAAAATGCTGCTGCTGGTGCTGGTGGAATAGCTGCCTTTGAAGGTTCTCCTTTAACTATTATGAAAGAAGATATCAGACGAGAAGAGCAAGCAACTCAACGTGACGATTTCCAGACAAGTTTAAGTGCTATGACATTAAGGGCGCGAGGAAAGATAGCCGAAAGACAGGCTAAAACTGGCGCAAATATCGGACTATTAACAAACGCCACTGAATATTACGAGCAAAGACAAGAAGATAAAAAAAATAAGGA